ATCAATGTGATTGCGCCTTCAGTGTCAGTCAACTATCCGAAAGTGGTTGTTTCCCCCAATAAGGAAGAAAATCAGGATCGGGCAACATTTGTTGAAGCGGTCATCAACTATTTGTGGCGGCATCACGATTTCCGTAAGCCTTTCCAACGGTCTGTGAAAGATTTCCTTATTTTCGGTCACGGCTGGTTGAAGGTTGGTTGGAAGTTCGTTGAGCAGGAACGCCAGTTGGGTGACGCTGAACGGGAAGAAATGCTTCAGACCGCTTTGACTGAAATGGATACTTTCGCTGAAGAGGATCCGTTCATGGCAGGCGAGTTACCTGACGATGAGCAGGTGGCAGCAAATATTCCTACTACTTCCATGACTGTTGTCGAAGATCAGCCATTTGTGGAACGGGTATCCCCGTTCGACATTTTTGTGGATCCGGAAGCAACAAGCATTGATGATGCGAAATGGATTGCGCAACGCATCATACGGTCTTTGGATGAGGCGAAGAAAGATAAACGATACAAGGCTTCGGCGCGTAGAAACTTGAGTGCCGATTCACTGTTGAACCCTGTCTTTGGTAGCACCGACCGTCAGGAGCAGGAACGCTTCCTGATTGACGATGAGCGCACTGTCGTATTCGAATTTTATGATATCGAAAACAACACGATGTCAGTTGTGCCGCAGTCTGGTGCAGAATTTCTTGTAGATCCGGCACCGATGCCTTACGCTTACGGTCAACCGTTTGTGATGATGCGCAACTATGATGTTCCCGACTTTTTTTACCCGATGGGTGATCTGGAATCTATCGAATCATTGCAGTTGGAGTTGGATAAGACCCGTTCACAGTTGGTTAACGCCCGTAAACGGTATGCCCGCAAGTACTTGTTCCATGAGCGCTCATTCGGCCCGGAGGGCCGGGAGGCTTTGGAATCAGATCAAGATGGCCGTCTAGTACCGGTTGTTGATGAAAACAAGTCGCTGCATGAAGTCGTTATCCCCATGCCGCAAACACCGCTATCGGCAGACGTGTACAATTTCTCTGCGATCATTGAGGAAGACATCAACACGGTGTCTGGCGTGTCAGAGTATGCGCGTGGTCAAATGCCGGAGATTCGTCGCACAGCGACGGAAGCGAGCATTATTGCTGACGCAGGCAACAGTAGGGTTGCTGAAAAGTTGGCTATTGTTGAAATCTCTATTGCGCAGGTGGCCCGCCGCGTCGTGCAGGTCATGCAGCAGTTTATGACTGGTGAACAGATGGCACGGGTCGCTATCGCTGGCCCGCAAGACATGTTTATCACGTACACGCGGGATGACATTGTTGGTGAATTCGATTTCAGTGTTGAGGCGGGTTCTACACAGCCGATCAATGACACTGTGCGTAGACGGCAGGCTGTTGAGTTGATGCAGGCTTTGGCACCGTTTGTTGGAACCGTGGTCGATCCGGCCGCTCTGGTTCGTTACGTGTTGCAGAATTCGTTTGGGGTGAAGGATCCGGACAAGTTCTTGATGCAGGAACAGCCGATGCAGCCACAGGGTCCTGAGGGGATGCCTGAGGGTGCGCCGCAGGGAATGCCGGGAGGCATGCCGCAGGGGATGCCCCCGGGGGGTATGCCTATGGGCGGTAATGGTGCGGCTTCTATGCCGCCTGAAGTGATGAGGCTACTGCAGGAACAAATGGGGTCGGGTTCTTGATCCCAGACAGCAACCAGCGAGTGGGACAGTTCAGGGCTGTCTTATAGGAGCAACCATTAGGACTCCAAGGAGAAAATAGAATAATGGCAGAGGATACAACGGGAACCGACACGTCGGTTAACCCAGATTCTTCAGTGGAGGTTCCACAGGAACCGGCAGGCGAATCATTCACCGTCAAGGTGGATGGTGAAGCGCAGCAGGTCAGTCTGGAGGAACTTCGGGATGGATACCAACGTCAGTCGGATTACACACGTAAGACGCAGGAGTTGGCATCCGAACGTAAAAGGTTAGAGCAGGCTGAGGCTATTGTGTCGTCTCTGGAGTCAGATCCAGAATCGACACTCAAGGCTCTTAGTGATGCGTTTGGAATAAGTGCGGCACCGGAACAGCCCGGGGATCTTACAAGGTCTTCGTGGGATGAACCGGATGATGCGACTTCCAAACGGTTGCAGGAACTTGAAGGCCGGGTGCAGGGTTATGACCGGATACATAAACAAGAAGCATTAGAGAAGCAGGTTTCTGTTTTAAAAGGCAAGTATGGCGACTTTGACCAATCTGAACTTTTTCAGCATGCTCTCCGCAACAAAATAGGCAATCTTGAAGCCGCGTTAACACACATGCGGTATGACGGTGTAGCCAGTAAAGCGGAAAAGTTGGAAAAAGAGCAGGAACGTACTGAAGCCAAACGTGGCGCCAGCATTGTGGAGCCTTCGGGTTCTAAGCAGACTGGTTCCTCCCGCAAGAATTCGGAAAAGGCTACGACTATTCGTGAGGCTTTCTTGAATGCGAAACAGGAACTCTCTTCATAACTAGAGAGAAGGTGACAGACCATGGCGGGTAACGCTGATTTTGACGAGATTCTGTCTACTACCCTCAAGAACTACATCCCGAAGTTGACTGACAACATCTTTAGCGCAAGGCCTTTGTTCTATGCGTTGACGAACGGTCAGACGATTCGGCGTATTTCGGGTGGTGCGAATATCGTAGTCCCAATCATTTATGGGACAAACACAACTGCTGGTTCATACAGTGGTACGGATACTATTGATATCACGGCTCAGACAGGCATTTCGGCTGCCGAGTATTCGTGGGGTCAGTATGCGGCCACAGTTACCATTAGTGGTATTGAGGAAGCGAAGAATAACGGTGAGGCACAGATCATTGATCTGCTGGAAGGCAAGATTTTCCAGACGCAGGAATCCGTTATTGAGAACATGAACACCATGTTCTTCGCTGACGGCACAGGCAATGGTGGCAAAGACTGGAACGGCCTAAACAACGTTGTTTCTACTACGGCGATAGGCGGCATTAACTCCGCTGACGCAGGAAACTCGTTTTGGCAGCCAACCCAGACCGACGAAGGCGGCGTTCTTACGCAGGCTTCGATGGCTTCCATGTACAACACCGTTTCGGTTGGTAATGACCAGCCGACGATCATCATTTGTCGCAGGCAGGGTTACGAAGCCTACGAGGCATTGCTGGTTGACCAGATCCGTTACACGGATACCGACATGGCTGACGGCGGGTTCCAGAACCTGCTGTTCAAGGGTGCGCCCATCACGTTTGATGATGCTTGCACTGCCAACTACATGTACTTCCTTAACACGAAGTACCTGCAATTGGTGGCTCATAGTGATGTCTGGTTCAAGCCGACGCCGTTTGTGCGTCCAACGAATCAGGACGCTGTGTTCTCACAGTTGCTTTGCTACGGTCAGTTGACTGTCAGCAACCGTGCCCGTCAGGGACTCCTGTACGGGATCACTAACGGCTAGTCGGCTGCTGCTACGGGAGGTATCATGGCACGGGGTTTCGCATACGCATACAAACAGGGTCAGCGCCCTGCAGGTGAACCTGCGGGAAACTATAAGACGCTTAACCCTGCAAGCCCCCCCATTGGGCAGGGCAAGCGTATACAACGCGTAAATCCCACCCCCACCCATGAACCTCCTGTAGCGGCGCCTTCTGTTACTTGTGTTGCCACCACCAAGAGCGGGGATCCCTGTAAGGGTCGCCCGGTTGGTGACACGGATTCCTGTGTCTTTCACACAACTAAGGTGATTTAGTGCAACTCAGCGCAATGCGCGACTACGTTCGCAACGTGGTCGATATAACGAGCAACGACATTAGTGACTCCACGATGAATACGTTCATTCGGGAGGGTTACGACATTATCGTGTACTCGGAGAAGCGTTGGCCGTTTTATGAAACGGCTTTAACCTTCGACACGGTTGTGTCACAAAAAGATTATTCGTTGACAGATGTTGCCATCAACCAAAGTTTTGTACACGACGGAGTGACTTTCTCGGGTGCTGTCGCTCCTTCCAATGTCGGTATCCGTGAAGTTGCCGCAATGAAAACCGATAATCATGTAATGGAATTTATTGGTTATGACACGGCTGATATCATTTACCCGTTGAATTCCAACTCCACTGGGCGCCCTTGGTATTGGTCAATGTGGAGTGGCGGATCTAGTGCGTCGGCGGCAGTCAGCAATCAGGTTCTCCGGCTGTACCCCACCCCGGGTGAGGTCGTAACAATTTCTGTTCGCGGCTACCGCAACCCTGTCGATTTCGGTGGCACAATCCCCGTGTACCGTGCAGCGGTCGCTGACGCGGACACACCTGATTTGCCGGTACCGTTCGACAATGTGCTATCTCTGTACGCTGTTTACAGGTCGTATCAGCAGCAGGAAGACGCCATGATGGCGAACCAGTACTTCTCGCTGTTTCAAGGAGAGTTGGATAATCTGAGGGCACGATTTGAGGACACTCCTGCACCGCAACCGTTGCTGTTGAACTCTGTTCGTGCATCCCGGTGGATGGGGCAGAATTTCTTGCCGGGGCAACTCCGTTACCCGTACCCCTTCCGGTAATGCCGTTTTCAGTCCGAACACCGTCGGCTTCCACGTCGGAACCCTACCGGTACGAGGAGAAATCGAACTTTACGGGGGGTTTAAACCTTCGCGCCGATCAGTTCAACCTGTTGGAGAACGAGTCTCCCGCCATGTTGAATGTCGAAGTGGATCCGCGTGGTGGTGTACGACGCAGGGATGCAGTAACGAAGGTTAACGCGACAGCGTTAAATAATGAAATCATTTCCTTGTTTGCCCACTATGAGGCCGGTCAAAATCAGGTTTTGGCCGCTGTTCTTGATCCGGTAACAACTACTTCCACGTTGCAATGGAATGATGATGCGACTGGGAACTTCGACGGGACCGTCTCGTACGGTGGCACTGACATACAGTTCGATACGGTGCAGCCTCCTAGAGGCGTTACTTTCAACGGGTACACGTACGTTACTAACGGCGAGTTGTTGGCAAGCACGGGGCACACCACCTATTCGGCGGTGCGTTGGAACGGAACGGATGCGGGCACTGCTGTCGCTGTACCGGATTTGGACGGTTCGGACGGGCATTTCCCGTGCGCCCGCTATACGGCTGTGTGGGGGCAGCGTGTGTGGGTGGCGTACACGTTGGAGACGATAGATGGGTTGAAAACGAATCGGATCCGGTGGTCTAAACTGGATGATCAGGAGAATTGGACTGCCACCGATTTTATTGATGTTGACCCGGGAGAAGATGGCGATCACATAACGGGTATTATCGCTGATCAGAACCGTCTTCTAGTTTTTAAAGAGAACTCGGTTTACGAAGTTCTCGGCTTCGACACCGACACTTTTCAGGTACGTAATGTGACACGGGTGGCGGGGAACCGTGAGGGTTGCACCCCGGTTGCTACCCCGACCGGCATTTTCTTCTGGTATGCGGAAGAAGGCATCTACATTTTGCAGGCCGAAAATTTGGCGTGGGTGTTTGAACGTATCAGACCAGCCATGACTTACGATGTTGGTCAACCTTCAATGACGTTAGATACGGCCCCATCACTGATGTGGTTTGATGAACGTTTATGGGTGTCTGTGGACTACCAATCTGATGACAACCTTTCTGGCTCTAATCTGGTGAACCGACGCAACACGTTTGTGTGGGATCCATCGTTGGGTCCGACAGGGGCGTGGACGCGGCATGATATTAATGCACGGTCACTGTTGGTGTATCGGCCTACTGGGGCCACTCATTACGGTATAGCGGCCACATCGAACATTACGACTGTTGCTTCGTTTGACAGGATCTCCAAGTTGGATGATCCATTATCGGATGTTGACACTTACGATGCGTCCTTTAATGAGATCAATTCGTATTACCAGTCGGGATGGTTTCTGGGCAACAGGCCGACGTTTCCGAAACGGTGGGGTAAGACACGTAGTGTCGTCCTCGCTGACAACAACATTCAACTCTACATGTACGTGTACAAAGACTACGATTTAAGTGGTTACTGGGCATCATACTATAAGACTATTGTCGGTATGGATACTCCCGCAACGTGGGATTCGGACCCTACTGGGTCCGGTGACGGGGTGTGGGATACGTCGGAATGGCAGGCGCAGGGTACTTCTGACCGGTATGTGTTCTTGCGTTGGCCCACAGTTGGGACAGCGCAGGCTATTAGTTTGAGGTTTAGTGTCAATCCGTCGGTCACGTATCGCGGCCAGTGGGGTTTGACATCGGTTCTAGGCATGTACAGGACGAGGAGATTGCGGTAGATGACGGCTTTAGCAAAGACGTACTCGTTTACGCCGGGGACATCAATCGTTGCCGCACAGGTTAACGAGAACTTTGACGACGTTGTGGATTGGGCCACTGGTGCCCCCACGTTGTCTGCGTCGGGGTCGGCTACGACAGTTAGCGGCACGCTGTCTGTGACAGAGGTGGCTTCGTTCGCAGATCAAATTTATTTGCATGGTTCCAACCAGTACATTCAGTTTGAGGGTTCGTCGGCTGACGCCCATGAAACTTATCTTGCTTCTACTAATGCGACTGCGGATCGTACAATCACGTTGCCGGACGCTACCGGGACAGTAGCGTTGACTTCCGATATCACGTCCCCGGCGTGGAACAGCGCCGACAATATTCTTACCAACTCAGTCTTTAACTAAGGAAAGTAGAACATGGCAACATACTCAAAGGTCCTGCTGTCAGACAGCACAAGCGGAAAGAACATCTCCGTAACCGGCGCCAGCACGGGTGCAGCGGTGGACATTCACGACGCCGTGGCCGGTGCCGCCAACATGGACGAAGTGTGGCTGTACGCCTGTAACACGTCTGCCGCTGACGTGGTACTCACTGTAGAGTACGGTGGCACCACCGATCAGGACGACTACATTGAAACGACCCTGACTGCCGATGGTGGCATGACACTGGTGGTACCGGGTTTACTGTTGAATGGTGGTCTAACCATTAAGGCGTGGGCTGGTAGTGCCAACGTGGTCAACATCAACGGTTACGTCAACCGTATTACCGCCTAGCACATGTTCCGTCAGGACCGGGCCAACCCGGGCACACGGGTATCCCAATGGAAGGGGCGCCACGATACGGCCAAGGGGTGGCCGGGTTCGCGCGTATCTTCTTGGTTGAATGGCGGCTTGTTTGGCGGTGCGGCTGGTATCACGGCGTTTGGTGGGATCATCACCCAGTATGAGGATTCTGGTACGACGTATCGGGTTCATACGTTCCGTGGTTCAGGCAAGTTCTATGTGTCTGCTGGTGCGGCTGATGTGGACCTGCTGATCGTCGCAGGCGGTGGCGGGCCGGGCAGGGCTGCTGGCGGTGCTGGCGGTGTCCGATACTTCGTTGGTGGTGACCAGATTGCTGTCAGCGCAGGGACTTACACGATCACCGTCGGAGCAGGCGGGCAAGGCGGTATCTGGTCGGGCACGCCGCAAGCCTCCGATGGTGGCAACACCTCCGCTTTGACTAAGACGACCACGGGTGGGGGCAAGGGCGGCATGTATTCGGGTTCGTCGTACAACATCGGCGGAACGGGCGGCTCAGGCGGTGGCGGCAACTCGGCTTCGGGCGGTGCAGGTAACGCTGGAGGCTATTCGCCAGTAGAAGGTTATGCAGGCAGTTCCAACTCCGCTGGGGGTGGCGCATCAGCCGTCGCCGTGGACGGTGATGGAGGAGATGGCTTGACGGGGATGATAGGTATTTCTGCTACGACGCGCACATACGGTGGCGGTGGTTCAGGCAACAATACGGCGAGTCCCCGTTCTGGCGGTGACGGTGGCGGCGGTGAGATGGACATGGGTGGAACACCCAACACTGGCGGTGGTGGCGGTGGCAGAACCGACCCCTCAACCAATCCTCCACCCTACGGCGGTGCAGGCATCGTCCTGATCCGATACGAGGTGGCCGCATAATGGCTGACCCCGGTTACATCGTTGATGGTGTTCTCACGGACGGTGAGGCATGGATCGGTATCGCCACGACAACGCTCGGAGCGGCCACGGCCACGGTCACGTTCACTTCAACGGATGACGGTCAGGTCGGGGACTTCTCCCAATACATGGATCTAGTGGTTATTGCTTACGTCGCATCGGATAGGGCGGCAACTGGCGATATGGTGACGACGTGGCTCAATGGGGATACGACGACTAGCAACTATTCGTACCAGACGATGGTTGGTGATGGCCGCCCAGCGGTTGAAGCAACTAGCGCAACAACTGGTGGGCGTGGCATGGACACAAGGCGTTGCGCCGCTGCAAGTTCAACGAACATATTTACTGCCATCGTTATGAACTTCTTTGATGTGAACAGCGGCAAACACAAGAGTGCCGTTGCCACTATGGCGAACGATATCGACAGCGCAGTTGAGGATTCCTATGCGGGGATGGCTGCTTCGACATGGAAGTCGCAGGCACCGATTACTTCCATTCAGTTCGGGATGAATACTGGACCTAACGTTGCGGCAGGTTCCAAGTTCTCCCTGTTCGGTGTGCTGCCAAGGATGGTTGCCTGATGGCTGTGATCGAAGCAATCCAGACAACGTATGTGGAGACTTTTGATGTTGCGTCGGTGACGTTCTCGGGTATTCCTGCGACGTATGAGCATCTGCAACTACGGATCTGCCCCCGAGCCGACCAAGCCTACGGCTGGGTGGAACTGTCAGTGCAGGTCGGTGTGGGCGGTGTCATCCAGACTGGCACCGACTATTACTCCCATTGGATGGCTGGCTACAACTCCACGGAGACGGCGGGCGGGGGAACAGCACGAGATTATTTCAAACTGTCGGCTGCGTCAGGCGATCACCCCGCTAGGGCGCAGTACGCAGGCATTGTGGCGGACATTTTGGACTATGCGAACCCGAATAAGAACACGACGGTAAGCGGTGTCGGCGGTACGGCTCACGGAACGACTACTCCATACCTTGCGGCCTTTAGCGGCCTCTGGGATGGCACGGGCGCTATTGACACTCTGAAGATTCATGGATGGCATTTGACGGGTGACTTGCTGCGAGGCACCGAGATTTCCCTCTACGGATTGAATAGTTCCTGATGGCTGTATTCACTGTTATCGACCACACCGAACTCACAGGCACCACCGTTGCGTGGGCCGAAGCATCCATCTCCGCGTCCTACGACCATCTGCTGTTGGAGGCTTCCATCAGGGGTGCAGAGGCGTCGTACTTCAACAACCTGTGGATCAGGGTCGGGAACGGCTCATTGGACACGGGGGCGAACTATTCGTCCACATATCTACATGCGTCAACCGCCTCTCCTGTGTCGGGTCGTGCGACAGCGCAGACTAAATGGGCGTACCAGTACATCGGGTCGGCGTCCACTCTGGCTGACACGTTCGGGACGGTAAAGATTTGGATTCCGAACTATGCGAACACCACGGACTTCAAGCAGGTCATCATTGAAACGGCAATGGAGAATAACTCCGCAACGAACAGTCAGTGGTATCTGGCTCAGGTTGCTGGACTGTGGAGCAGCACCTCAGCGATCACCGATATTGAACTCTCGGAACCCAACG